GACGGCGAGTCGAACACTGCAGCAAGTCCCTCAAGTTGCCATGACCCGTCAGCGTTGGAGCGAATCTCCACTGACGTTGCCGCGACGCGCTGCTCGACCACATCACTCGCACCGACGCGCAGCTCGTCAATCAAGCTCGGTGTCGACCGAAGTTCCGCCTCACCAACGACACGCAACCCGCGCCCGTAAACGGCCGTGACGAGGTCCGGGCCTTCACCCTGATCCTCAACCTCTGATCCCTCCGGCGGACTCGCAGGAGCCACTACAGGCACGTCAGCGGCGTTCGCGAGACTGCGCCGCAGCTGCCACGCCCACTTGCGATGCATGTCGATGCGCTCCGCAAGGAAGTTCGCAAGACCCTGCTGATCGGCGTCGGTGGCGCAATCGAAAGCGTCGTCAAGACTGACAAGCACCAGGTCGTTCATGTCGTACAGGTCACGTGCGAGAACTTGCGGGTCATCGCTGGTGAGCGACGGCGGCGTGATCGTCGACCGCTGCGAAAACTCGTCAAGCGTTGAAGGCGCGTCAACGTCGAGCTTGAGCAGCTGCTCCGCAAGCGGGTCAATGGCCCCGTCGGCATCCTCGTAAATCTCACCGAACAGCTCGTGATAAGCCCCGAACGCCGGACCCTTGACGTTCCAATGCGCGCCGTGAGCGCGATGCTTGAACACGACGGTGTCCGCGAGGGCCTCAACGAGCTCCTCGACGACGTCATTGACGTCCGTGACCGCGTCCTGCAGTGTGCCCTCACCCGGCTCGACGGGCATGTCCCTCTCCTCCATCATCAAACTCCCGTATTCGGTTCCGCCGGCACGGCCGGCGATTCAACGCTCGGATCACCGAGCCGGTTCATGTCAAGGTTCTCGCGGACCTCATCGACAGTGAGGACCCCGGCCTGCAGCAGCGCGATGTCTGTTGCGGCCTGCCCACTGCGATCGCCCCTGGTGATCTGCGACGTGTCAAACTTGCAAAAGTAGTTCGCGTCAAGTCCGTTGCTCGAGAAGATCGCCTGGTCGCGCAACAGGGCGTTCTCGATGCGCACGAGCCAGCGGCGCAGGCTCCACTTCACGAAGTCAATGGCTTCCCACTCAGCCGAGCTGTACGTGAACGAGTCCTTCACGTCAGCCATCAGCATGCGTGGTGGGATGCGGAACAGTTGCGCGATCCTGATGTCCCCCAAGTGCAGGGTCTCAACGAGCTGGGCGTCCTCAGCCGGCAAGCTCATCGCCTCAAAGCTCATGCCTTCCTCGAGGATCGCGACCTTTGCCGCGTTGCCAAGTCCACCGTGCGCGCTGTTCCACTGTGCGCGCAGCCGCTCAGCTGCTTCTGCGGTCAAGTGGTTCGGGTGCTTGAGCACTCCCGACGGGCGGGCACTGTTGCCCCAGAAGCGGCCGCTGTATTCCTCAAGGGCACTGTGGATCGCGAGGGTTTGGCGCGCCTGTTGGATGGGGCTGAGGCCGACGAGGCCGTCGAAGCTCAAGCCGCGAATGTGAATGATCGTGTCGTTCGTGTAAGGGCCCCGACCGTCGACGTAATACTGCGGCCATCCTGTCTGCGGGTCACGACCAACACGCACACGTGACGGCGTGATCGGCCAAAGATTCATCAGGTTCTGGTTTGACTCGTCGAACTCCTTAAGGATGAACGCGTTCCCCCAGAGCAACAGCCCGGCCGTGACGGCCTCGAAGAACTCGTCGCCGCTCATCAGGCGATTCGGCTGAGTCGTCAGGAACCGCGAAGCCTTGTGCTGCGGAGCGAGCTCCTTACCACCATCAGGCAACGTTCGATAGACCTTCAGTGGCAGCGAACCAACGGCGCTCGCGATCAGGGACACCGCCGAGAACACTGGCACCAGGCGAATGCTCTTCTCCACGGTGACACTGGACCCCGTGTAGCTCGCCTCGAGCATGATTGCGTCGCGAAGCATGTCGTTGACGGCCGGGTCCGAAATCGGAATGCCAGACGCGTCACGCTTGCTCCACCTGTCGAACAGGCCCAATGAAGTCTCCTCAGTCCTTAGAGCACGACCATTTCGCGCTTCTCGTAGACGGAACGCACACCAGCGCCCGTTGCTGCCACACACTCGGCGTGAGCCATCATCAACGCGATCAACGCGTCGATCGGCTCAGTGGCCTTTCGTTTCGTCAAACGCCAACCGCGCTCGTTTTCAGTAGTTGCGCCAGCGGCCACATGCGACGCAAAAATCGGATCGCCATCGTGATGCAAACGGTTGGAAACGATGACCTCGTACAGCGCCTCGGACGCGGGGGCCGACCGCCCCCACCCCATGTCAAACCTGACCATCGGCAAGCCCTCGTCCTCGAGCATCTGCCCGGACTCCTCAAGTCGCCACGGGTCGAAGGCGACACGCTCAAGGTTGAAACGGGCGGCGAGCTCGCGAATGTACGCGCGAATCTCAGCGATGTCGAAGTTCACGCCCTCGGCTTCGGGCGGGTCCCACACTCGGGCCGTAACGTCAAAGTGCGTTTCCTCGTCGACGTCGCGACGGCGACACACCACGACGGCGGAGCGGTCCCTGCGTTGCCCCAGGTCGATACCGATCGTGACAAGTGCCCCGTCCTCGATCGGCTCGAAGCCCTCACGGCAAGCGTCCCACGCGCCCTGCGGCAACCAGTGGTCCTCAGCGGCGCTCCAAGCGTTCAACATGAACCGCTCGAACTCCGCTGGTCGCATCGACGGTGACTGGAACTGCTTCTGCAGAAAGTCCTCAGTGATCCACGACGCGGGATTGCAAGCAGCCCACACGCTCGGGTCAGTGAGGTCACAGTCGTAACGTCCGTCGGACGTCATTGGTGGTCCGTAGCACCACCAAAGGAACCCGGCTTCGGGGTCCCGTCCAATCTCGAGGAAGCCATCGTTGCGCGTCTCGCGCTGCTCCTCGTCAAGTTCATACAGCCGTTGGTGCATCTGACCCAACGGGCTTTGCAAACGATCGTGGCCGACGGTGCTGATGATGACCGTCAACGGTTCCGACCTGGCACCCGAACCCGACACGAGTGCCTCAAGCAAGTCCATCGACTTGGCAGCCCAGAGTTCGTCCTGCACGGCGAAGCTCGGGTTCGTGCCGTGAACAGTGCGGTGCTGAGCTGACACGACACGCGCCGTCCCCATCACCGAGTCGCACTCCAAGTGAGCGCGCATCGGCTTGATCCAATCCGACAAGCTCGGACTGGTCAACACACAGTCGCGCATCTGCCGGAACACGGCGCTCGCCTGCTCCCGCGAGTTCGCCGCAAGGTAGATCTCCGGGGACATCTCCCCATCGCCGCAAAGCTCGTACAGCGCCAAGCCTGATGCGAGCGTCGACTTGCCGTTCTTGCGCGGCAACAACAGCAACGCGTTCGAGTAGACCCGCCGGCCATCGTCGTCTAGGCGATAAAGCTCGTTGACGAACTCCACCTGCCACGGCTCAAGAACTAGCGGCTCACCAGCGAACGGCCCCTTCGTATGCCGGACGTAAGCCTCAAGCCAAGCCGTGACCCTCGGGCCATCACTCGCAAAACCCACTTCACCGGCCGCTCCGTCCTCAGCAGAGCGCTTACCGCGAGCACCTGCAGCCTTGCGCGCCACACCTAAGCCCGTCCGCCCTGCACGACCTTCAAGCCACGCTCAGGAATCCGCGACTCCATCTCAGCCCGCATTGACTTGCCCTTCTGATTCGACAAGCCAAGCCTCGAGCGCCCCACGGGCCCAATCCCCAAATGGTCAAGGAGCTGCCTGACCTCAGCCATGCACTCCCGCTCAATCTTGTACGCCGCATGCGTCGTCGGGCCACGCTGACCATCGACAATCATACCCTCGCGCTTGATGACCTCACGCGCCTCGCGCATACGGCACATCGTCACGGCCGCAACCTCGATCAACGGCCAATCAGCGCAATCCAGGACACCCGACTCGCTCATGTCCGCGACGAGCTGCTTCCAAATCGTCTTCGCGCGCTCCGGCAAACCAGCCGGCATCTTCGGAACACCCCGACCACCAACAACAACAGTGTCCGTCGCGTGCTTGCTACCAGTCCTGCGCTTGATCTCGTTCGGCTTCGGCTTCGCGCCCTTCATATGAATGCCTCCATCCCGACGGCTTAGAACCCCCGTCGAATCGTTCCCCAGTCGGCCCTAACTCCCAAAGACACGCCCCCAAGTCCCGAGGAGGCCCAACTCACTTCTCAGTTCCGACCGCAAGAATCTTCCGA